TGGTAAATATTTATCAGCTGCAGTAGTTGGTTCGTACAAAACTATGCAAGTTTTTTTATCAGTACTTAGTTCATGACCTATAACTTTCTCTTCTCCGTTACGTGTTAAATCTCCAACTCTTGGTTGATTTGGAGCAGGACATTCAACCTCTTTTTGTGGAGGAGGTAGATTATCTAAATTAGGTTGAGGAGTCTCTAATTCTGGAGCTGGGGTAACAGTAGGTGCAGCTACATCTTCTACAAAAACTAAATCTTCAGGAACATAATCCATAGGAAAAAAGTATGGTACAGTTCCATCACATAAAGTTCTATTACCTCTATCATCTTCAGTTACAAGTTTTATTGATTTTTCATTAGCAGGATTAAATACAACACAGCCAGGAACTTGGATTATGGGATTTCCAATAGTTAAAGTTACAGGAGGACTGAAAGGTATAGATTGTATAGGCGTATGAATATAACTATTTATTGGAATTATTTCTAATTTATTTATATTTATTTGATTTATTTCAGACAATTTTAAAACGGACTTTTAGGTAGTTCAGGAATTACACCACCTGTTGTATCAGGTATCGGTAAAGAATCTCCTAAAGTATCTCCTAAGCTGCCTGTGACCGCTTCTAACGCTGCCTCTTTTATATTATTGATAATTGCATCTTTATTTAAATAAATACCTAATCCAGCTCCCACAACGGTCAAAGAAACTACACCCGAAGCAACAGCTATTGCATTAATAATTTTTTGCATTTTTTAAAAAAATCTTATATTTTTATTCTACTGTTATTTTTATAATCTAACCAGTCTAGATAACTAGCTAGGTTCTGTTGGCCAAGTCACAGATGTCATATCTAAATCTCCATAACTATCAAGTTTAGGGGAGGCACTGGCTGGTAAATCACGCAAACTTTGACGATATGTTTTCCAAGAATCTGAAAGTGTTAAATCAAAACTTGCTCTCCAATCACAAGCTGTTAATAATCTATCTCTTTCAACTCTTAATAATCTCATTGGTTCTGCGTTATTTAATCTTGTTACTTCAGCATCTATTTCAGATTCAGTTGGTTTTGTATCAGAACTAATCCAGTTTAAATTTTTATAATCTTCTCCTTGCCAGTTGTAGTTACTAGTTGGTTTTAAAGAATCTAATGCTAAATATTTATTGTATATCATTATGCTCCTAACTCAATTAATGTTAATGATGATTGACAACCACCTTCTTGGTAAATAATTGATCTTCCACCATGAGTTTTAACTTGTATTTTATAAGTAATTGAAGTTGACCCATTACCACCAGGGGAAGTATCTAGTATATTCCAACAAGACTTAATTCTTCCATCACCCACTGCAGCATTACTATTTCCTTGTACAGCGTAATCTAAAGGATCTGTATATGTCGCAGTAGAATCTCTTAATAATGCGATACCATAGCCTCTGTTTGTTTTATAATCAAGATTTGCGTGTATGCTTACTAAAGCTAAAACTTTGCTATTAGTTTGTGGAGTTATAGAAGCACTTAATCCAAGATCACCAAGAGAGGCACTAGCGTGTGCAACTTGATTTGTTAATGTACCTTGAACAATCTGAAGAATTTTACCTCCACCGAACCCAGTAGCTGTTCCAGAACAAGTCGCATTCGCAGGAAACGTAACATTTCCAGAGGCATCCATAGTAATTGCATCTGCTGATGCTCCTGTGTGTCTTATACTGTTAACTATTAATTTACTTGTCATGATTTATGGCTTTGGATTGGCATCTTTCACTGCCTTAATAGAATTATAAAATGCACTAAACTTAACTTTTAAATCTGAGTCAGCATCTATTGCATGCCAAAGTAGGTCTAATTGATCTCCTATTGGTGCATAAGTTGTAGAACCATTTGTTGTTCTATCGGTTTTGTATTTAACAGCAGCAGCTTCAGCATCTAATGTGGTTCGTGCAGCATCAATTTTTGATTGAACTATTGAAACTTTATTTCCATCTTTATCTAAGCCGTAATCAACAAAAGAATCATCAATCGTTGTTATAGATGGATATGCTTTTCTGATTGCTTGGTGATCTAAGGCCATTATGCTGCTACCTCTTTTGCTGTAATAAAAGTTGGATAAGATTGGTGGTTGCCATCACCATCATTTTGTGAGCCTCCAATACAAGCTGGTGTGCCTTGTGTCACAACCATAAATATTTTGTAAGTACATACACCTGTTGTATTTGGACTATCAAGAAATTCACAACCAAAATACCTACCAACAGTACTACTATCTCCACCACCATTTCTTAAACTCGCACTCATAGTTGCCCTTTTTGCACTACCTCTTGTATCTCCAACAGCAATACCTGTATCTGTACTTCCACTATCAATTTGTCTTGCTAAAAATAAAGAAGCAAAAGAGTCATTATTACCATTTCCATAATATCCAGAACACGATACAAGAATTTTATTTGAGCTAGATGTTGGAGTAATGGCAACATTTAAACCAGTGACTTCTACACCATCTGAGCTAGTGCTTGTTGTTGAAAAGAAACTTGTTTTAACTGTTTGTACAACTTGCAGAATTTTACCACCATTTAAAGTAAGATTTCCTGTATCAGGTAAAGTTAATACTCTTGTATTTCCACTAGAAGAAGGAGCTTTAATTTCAAAAGTACCTCCTCCAGAATCAGCTGTTAATTTTATAGAACTCATGTTATGTAGGCTCCGTTGGAAAAGTAACGGATGTCATGTCTAAATCTCCATTACTATTCAGTTTAGGGGATGCAGACACAGGTAAATCTCTTAAAGCTTGTCTATAAGTTTTCCAAGTATCAGAAAGTGTCAGATCAGAATTCGCTCTCCAGTCACAAGCAGCTAATTTTTTATTCCTTTCTTCTCTTAGTAATCTCATTGGTTCTGCATTATTTAACCTTATAACTTCAGCATTTATTTCAGATTCAGTTGGTGCTGTACCAGAATCTAGCCATGTCAAACCAGAATATTCATCACCAATCCATGCCCATTGAGTATTTGGTTTTAAAGAAGTTAATGCGTTTGCTTTGGTATATATCATCCTGCGATCTCCGTTACCATATTTACCCAAGGGTCTTCTTCAATAGTTGCGGGTATTTCTATAGTGTGAGCTGAGTTGCTACTTCTACCATATAATGTATAGACTATTGCTTGACCTAATGTATAACTAGGAGAATCAAGATAAACTACATTTGTTGGACATTGTACTCGACTGCTATCTGCTCTAACCGCACCGACAAATCCTTCATTATTGTTTGCTCCAACTGTTTGATTTGACCCTACTGGTGCAATACCTGTAAATGTACCACCAGCAATGCTTCTATATATGTCTACAAATGCACGCTGATTAGTTCCGTTTGAGTTGACACACCCAGAAAAGTTTATAAGAATTTTACTGTTAGCTGCTACTGGTGTGATAGTTACAGTATGAGGAGAAGCAACATAAGTGGTGGAAGAAGTTGAAAGTCTAGTAGTTGTAATATTTTGAACTATTTGTAGTATTGCAGAAGGTCCTCTTTTAGGTGCTGTTACTGCATTATTGGCTAACATATCTGTGTCTACTATTCCGTCTGGTAAACCTCCTACCGAGATTCCTGTAACTGTTCCTGATCCGTTAATTGCAATAGGCATAATTTAAACCACCGTATATACTGAACCGCTAGGTATAGTCAACGTGACACCTGCGTTAATTGTAATTGGTCCTGCACTTAGAGCATTTGCTGTAGCTCCAAATTCAGTACCTATTGTGTAGTTAGTTGTCATGGTTGTGCCGTTCTCTATAAACAGTTTGTCATTGCCTCCTCCGACAGCTCCGCCCCCTGACTGATCAACGAATGAGAGCACTCCACTGCCATTTGTGGCAAGCACTTGGTCGGCACTCCCTGCACTCGTCGGAAAGGTAGCAACCTTAACTCCATTAGCAGCAATAGAAACTAATCCTGATCCGCTTCTAAATATTCCTGTATCTGTGTCATCAGAAAATGTTATGGAAGGAACTGTAGTAGTTCCATCAGGGAATGTTCCACCAGCATTTAGATAATCAGCAGCTGCAAAGATGACTCCAAAGAATGATTCTC